CGATCGGTCATGGCAGGGCGTGATCCCTGTGAGGCAGAGCCAGATGCCGCCCCTGCTCCAGACGCCGCGCAAGCTCGTCCTGGTAGGCCGTGACGATCACCTCGAGCAGCGTCAGCCACTCCGCCTCGGTGAGCGTCGCCAGATCGGTCTTGCCGATGCTCTCCAGGTACTCGCCGGCCAGCGGGCTGGCGGCGGCGATCGCGGCGATCTCGTGCTCGTCGGGGTCAACCATGCCGCAGCTCCGGCAGAGCGCGTTCATGCAGCGCATGGAGCAGGCCGGCAGGATCGTGGAGGGCAGCACCAGCGGGTCGAACCAACCGAACCCGCGCGCGGTTCTGAGCCGACACGCGCTGCATCTCACCCGAACCTCGCCGCGGTGATCTCGGTGTATTGCCCGGTGGGGCGCACCTGGATCGCCACCGGTTGGCGGAGCGCGTTTGCCGCCGCGAGCGCCTCGTCGACCGAGGGCGGGACGGGCAGGTGCGGTGCGCGCCGGCGCCACCAGCCGACCGCCTTCTCGCGCGGATAGCCGGTGTGCTCGAAGCAGACCCACTCGCTGTGCCGCGCCAGCCCGCATTCGTAGGTGACGCGCAGCGAGGGCGGCTTGCCGGGCTTCTCGTGGCGGGCGTAGCTGACGCCGGTGACGTCGCACCACGCCGCCTGGATCTGCGTCGAGAGCAGCGCATTCGCCGCCGCCTGCGGCGCCACCTTCACCACCGGTGGTGGGAACTCGTGATCGCACGCGATGCAGCGCCGCACGCTGGCGTGGTTGATGGTCTGGCATTCCGGGCAGACCTTGATCGGCGCCTCGCCGTCGCCGGTCGGCTCCTTCTTCCGCCCGTCCACCATGTCGATGGGGCCGTGACGTGACGTGTTGCCGGCGAAGTCCAGCACCAGGCAATCGTCCTTGCCCTCGGCGAGGCGTGTGCCGCGGCCGACCATCTGCACGTAGAGCCCGACGCTCTTGGTCGGACGCAGCAGCGCGATGAGATCGGTGCCCGGCGCATCGAAGCCGGTGGTCAGCACGTTCGCGTTGGTGACGCAGCGCAGCCGCCCGGCCTTGAAGGCCGCGAGGATCCCGTCCCGCTCCGGCGCTGGCGTCTCGCCGGTGACGGTCTCGCAGGAGATGCCATGCTCGCGGATGGCATCGCGCACGTGCCGCGCATGCGCCACACCCGAGCAGAACACCAGCCAGGAGCCGCGGCCCTCGCCGTGCTGCACGATCTCGGCGACGGCGGCCCGCGTGACCTCGTCGCGATCCACCGCCGCCTCGAGATCCTTGGCGATGAACTCGCCGCCGCGCGTGCCCACACCCGCGACGTCGAGCTGCGTCTCGGTCTGCTTCGGCACCACGGGGCAGAGATAACCCTGCTGGATCATGTCCAGCACGGGCACCTCGTAGGCGATGTCGGTGAACAAGCGATCCTTGCCCTCATGCAGCAGGCCGCTGTCGAGCCGATACGGCGTGGCGGTGAAGCCGACGACCTTCAGCAGTCCGGCATTGATCTCGTTCAGCTGCGCGAGGAACGAGCGGTACATGCCGCTGTCGCTGCGTCCGAGCAGGTGCGCCTCGTCGATCAGCACCAGGTCGCAGCGCTGCACCTTGTAGGCGTGACGGTGGATCGACTGGATGCCGGCGAACAGGATCTGCGCGTGGATGTCGCGGCGGGACAGGCCGGCCGAGTAGATGCCGGCCGGCGCCTCAGGCCAGGCGCGAATGAGGGCCTGGAAATTCTGCGAGATCAGTTCCCGCTGGTGGGTCAAGACCAGCACACGCGTATCGGCGTAGGCCGCGATCGCCTCGCGGATGAAGCCGGCGATGACGACGCTCTTGCCGGTGTTATGGTGAACCGTGAAATCCGCGGTCAGGTAGAGATGATCGCCATCGAGGCTGAAGCCGAAGAAGTCATCCTCCGGCAGTGGCCGTAGATCGAATCCGGTGACCAGCGGGTTCTTCTTCTGGCGTCGCGGCGCAGCGCGTTTCCGTGCGACGCGGGTCGGGATCATGTCCGTGTCGCCGCTTATGGTGACGCGCCAGTAGGTGCCGCCGGATCCATTCTGATCGAACTTGCGACATGGCTGGCATGATGCGGCCAGTCCAAGACTGCGCGCGACGAACGTCACATCGCGGGCCAGCCTCTCCGACTTGCTGATGAAGTCGAAGCCGGTCCCGCCGAACAGATGCCCATCGGTGTCGAGAAGCCCCGCGAGGACACCGAGCCGGACATCCCTGCTGCCCAGCTTGTAGATGTCAGGGATGAACTTCTCGGCTGCGTTACGACCGGAGACGCCAAGCTGCCGCAGGATCGCAGTCACCCTGTTGGGCGTGCTGCGGCTCGCCTGGTCGTCGGCGAATGCGACCTGCCAGCATGTGGAGCGATCGTTCTCGCTCGCTCGGTATCGCAGACCGAGGCGCTCCATCTCGGCCCATAGGCCGTCCAGCACTTCGACGTCGGGACTGCTGATCGCCACCCCGTGGATGAGGCACCCATCGCCGAGCAGGGCGCCGAGTGCCCAAGCGTCAAGCTCCGGGGCGGGACGCGGAGGGAAGTCGATGGCCACACGCCGGAGCTTCCGGAGATGGCGCCACCACTTGGACCTCGTCAGGAACTCCCGCACCGTGATGTTGTCGATGCGTGTGCCGTCCTGTGCACAGCGATGCGGCTTTCCCTCACTCGTGGTGGCGAGGGACAGGATATGCCCTTCGTTGACCACGAACGGATCGCCGGCCCGCTTTGGTGTCACCCGCCACATGCGCTCTCTGCCGCGCGCGAGTGCCAGCACGCGGCGGGGCTTGCTGTCCGGACCCATGAGGCAGTCGCCCGGCGCGACGTCTTCGACGCGCTTGGTCGAGCCGTCGTGCATCAGGATCATGGTGCCAGCCGCATGGCAGCCGGTCGGCATCACCACGAGGGGATTGCCGGTGTTGCCGCCGAAATAGTCGTAGAGCGCGTCGATGGCGGCGCGCTGATAGGGGCGAAGCGAGAGGCTCATGCGGCGATGCCCAACGCCTCGGCATCGCCTCGCGCGAGCCACCGGCCACGGTGGCCGCAGCCGATACAGGTCAGGCCGAAGGCATGCGGACCGCTCCCCGGCCGCACGGCGTAGCGATCGCCGCCGCAGCGATGGCACGCGCCATGCGTGACGATGCGCGTCTCATCCGTCTCGGCCGGCACGCCATCCTGCCAGACGGTGCCATCGGGCAGCCGGTAGCTGACCCAGTCCTCACCGGCGTCGATCTGCTCGGCGGCAACCAGGTCAGGGATGAAGAGATGCGTGCCGCAGCCGGCGCGCTGCTCGTGCCGCGTCAGAACCTGCTGATGCCGGGCGCACTGCCAGGCGCCATGCGCGACGGGCGTGGCGTGCAGGCAGGAGCGGCAATGCCGGTCCGGCACCGCACCCGCATGGCAGACCGCGTGATGGTCGCAGAGCCTGCACTCCCACCAGGTCGGATCGTCGCTGATGCGCGCCGGCGGGCGTGCGGCGGCGATGATGCGCGCCGCCTTGGCCAGGATCCCCGCACCGGCCTCGGTGTCGTGGTGGATGCGCTCCTGGTAGAGCTCGTCGGTGTCCTTGCAGACCGCGAGATAGAAGGCGCGATCGAGGCCGGCGAGCTGCATGTAGGCCTGCATCTGCGCCCAGTGCAGCGGCTTGGCCGCCGCGACGCCCTCGGCTTTCAGCGCCGCGAACGATTTCACGCTGTGCGTCTTGAACTCGCAGACGTGCCAGGTCTTCGGCGCCTCAAGCAGCCCGAGCGCCACCGCGTCCATGCTGCCGCCGAAATGGCCGCTGGCGTCGCGCAGCGTCCACTGCCGGCCCGTCGCCGGATCGACGTCGAGCACCGTGACGCCGATGCGGCGGAGATCCGCCACGAAGCGCGCCTCGGCGAGGTGCCCGGTCTCGAACAGCCGCAGCAGCCTGCCCGCGTGGCGCGCCCGCGTCGCCCAGCGGAAGCTGTACCAGATCGCCCGCTCGCACGCGCCGCCGATCAGCGAGGCGCCGAGATGGTCGCGATAGCCATCGTCCGAAGCTGCCTCGTAGGCGGCATAGATCGCCTGGACGGTCGGGCTGGACGGCGCCGGCAGCGGAGCCATGCTCACCCCGCCCGACGCCAGGGCGGTGTCGCCGAGGCGGGAGGCGCGGGACGCGCCGGGGGCGGCGCGGCGGGCCGCGGCGCGGGAGCCGGGTTCGGCGCCGGCCGCGCTGGCGCGGCGCCGCCGAGCGCGGCATAGCCCTTCACCCGGTTCTGCTTCCGCTGCTCGTGCGGCGGCAGGTGCTTGTCGCGGCTGTCAGGCTCGACGGCGAGCGTCACCAGCAAGGGGCGGAAGTGCAGCTGCTCGCTGTCGCTCACCTGCATCTGCCCGACCGCATGGCAGATCGCCGAGAGCGTGCGCTGGGCGATCTCGACCGTCTGCTGGTTCGGGTTCACCAGGTTGAGCTGGTCCCAGATCTTCCGGCCCTGGTGCGGGCCCTCGATCACGTCGAGTTCGAGCCAGAGATACTGGCCCGTGCCGTTCCGCGTGGCGCGCATCTCGCTGTTGACTATCTGCGCCGGATAGCGTCCCGGCGGGAGCAGTTCGAGCGGGGCGGCGGGAGCGACGCCGGTCGCGTCGAAGGTGTCGTGCAGCTGGGCCATGGATCAGCTCCGCGGGCTCGGGGTGGCGTCGGCGTAGAAGGGGATCGCGGCCGCGAAGTCCGGCCAGGAGAGCGGCAGCGTCTCCGGCAGGCCGAAGCGGTTCTTCGCGAGGAATGCGGGGCGCTCGACGGTGTGCAGCAGCCGGTCGCCGCCGCTGACGCCGCGCACCACCTTCTTGTTGAAGCCGACCTCAGACTTCAGCGTGGTGACGCGATAGTTCGCGAACAGCACGGCATCGACGTGCTCCTGCACCAGCGCCGAGGCCCGCGCGTGCAGCTTCGGCTGGTAGCGGTCGTAGGGTTCCGTCTCCGGGCTGTCGAAGCGCCGGATCTCGGCATGGGCGATCAGGATCACGCCCATGCCGCGCTCGTCGCGCAGCGCATTGATGCCGTCGAGGAAGGCGCGCCAGGTGTCGAGCGCCGCCAGATAGCCCTTGCCGTAGCCGAACGCTTCGATGTTCGGCTGGTTGTGAAGCTGCGCGGTGTGCTGCCACACCAGCGGCTCGAGCCAGTCCAGGCTGTCCACCACCAGCGTCTGGAAGTCGTGTGCCTCGGAGTAGAGGCAGGCCAGCGCCTCCATCACCGCCTCGAAGCTGCGCAGCAGTCCGAAGGTCGGCGCCTCGATCAGGCCGAGCCCATCCTCGGTCTGCAGCACGATCGGGTTCGGCGACGAGGTACCCCACAGCGTCTTGCCGACGCCGGCGACGCCATAGAGCAGCAGGCTGGGCGGACGCGTCTCGCCGCCGCGCCGCAGCGATGCCAGCGAGATCGCCATCAGTGCGTCTCCTTCGCAGCGCGCGGCTTGGCCTTGATGACGTCGACGTTGATCTCGCCGCCGGCGCGGGCGACCGCTTCGGTGAAGGCGTCAAGCGTCGGCTCGAAGGCAGCGACGTCCTTGGCGCGGGCCATCGCGTCGCCTTCCAGCGGGATCGAAACGAGGATGCGGAGCTGGTGGGCCATCAGGCAGGATCCTTCCGTTCGAGGCTGTAGGAGGGACGGCCGGCGGCGACGGTGCGGGCTGGCTCGAACAGGGCGCGGATGCGCGGCGGCCAGGCGCTGAAGCGGGCCTCGGGGACGCGCAGCTCGATGGAGACGTAGTCCGCGGGGTCCTCGCCCCAGCCACGCAGCGTGGCGACCGCCTCGGCCAGCGCGGCCTGCTGCCACTCCACCTTCTTGGGAAGGTCCGCCAGGATCTCGAACCCATCCTGCTCGAGGCGGACACGGCCGGTGTACTTGCCCTCCGCGCGGCGCGCTGCCGTGGCCGCCTCGCCGAAGCGCAGATGCAGCGCGTCGTGCAGCAGATCACCGAGACGCTTCGCGTCCGCCTTGAGGTCGCCGACGTCGTCGAGCAGCAGCGCAAGCTGGTCGAGCGGCAGGCGCGCCGCCTCCGCAGCCGTCATCGTGCGCAACTGCGCGAGTGTGGTTCGGTTGGGGATGCTCATCGTGTCACCTTCATGAGTCCGATCACCCACAGCAGGGCGAGGCAGCTCGCGACGTACAGCATGCCGCCGAGCAGCAGACGGAACGGTTCGCGCAACCGGCTGTGCCTCACGCGGTACTCCGCGTGATGGCGTCGGCGGGCGGGGTCGGCCCCTGCTCGATGGCGCTGCGGCGCTTGCGACGCTGCGCATCCGAATCGGCATCGAGGCGGGCGCTGCGGCCGGCGATCTCGAGCCAGACGTGCAACGGCACCACGACGAGCGGCGCGGCCCGATCACGCCACAGGAACAGCGCGTCGTTCTTGCCGAGCCAGCGTTCGAGCGTCTTGAACCCACCGCCTTCGCCGCGAGCCTTCACCTCCGCCTTCAGCGCCTGCGGCCCGCGCACATGCAGGTCGAG